GGACAGAATAGAAGAAGACTTGGATGCTCAACCACAAGATAGAGATGTTAAGAAAAAAGATGGCACACAGCCTAAAAAGTATTACAAAAACCTATCAAAAGATACAAAAAGTAAAAGAGCTGACTTCTTTAAAAAGAATAAAGATAACAAAGAAGCCCCAGGCGACAAAGACGCAAAAACAAAACCATCAATTCATACTAAAAAATTCAAACAAATGTATGGTGAAAACTCAATGGACGAGGCTTGTTGGACAGGTTACAAACAAGTTGGCTTTAAGAAAAAAGGTGGCAAACAAGTACCTAACTGTGTACCAGAATCAATGTCAATTGAGGATGCTAAATTGATAGATGGTTATGTACCAGAATCATATGAGATAGGTGCTGATTACGCTAATCATACCAAAGAGGTGACACCTGGTGAGAAACCATCAGCAAAACCTATTGATTCTAAAGACAAAGGTATAGAAGTTAAGAAAGAAGATGTCGAAAAATGGGCTTTTTCAGATGAAACAATAGATAAATATAAGAAAAGATACGCCGAAGAATGGCGAAAGAAACTGGATGAAGTTGTCCAAAGAATGTTGGAAAAACTATAATGGTTAAGTCATTTAAGGCATATGATAATATAGATGAGACGTGTGATAAGGTAATCTTTGAACACGAGGCCGAGGGTTTACAGGAAGCTGAATACCAAGGCAAAAAAGTAAAATTAAACGACCCAATTAGAGGTGGTTCTAAAAAGTTTTACGTCTATGTAAAAGACGGTGATAAAATAAAAAAAGTATCTTTTGGTGATACAACAGGTCTATCAATCAAAAGAGACGATCCCGCTAGACGAAGAAGCTTTAGAGCTAGACATAATTGTGATAACCCAGGACCAAAAACAAAAGCAAGATATTGGTCTTGTTATCAATGGCGAGCTGGAGCAAAGGTAAACAACTAATGAGTAAATCATTTACACAATTTAAAAAAGGCGACTATGGTTTAGCCGAGGCAAAAGCTAGTCCAACAAACTTACAATATTTAAGAGCTAAACAAGCTAGTAACAATCACTTTGAAGTGAGAAGATATATTGCTGATGTTATTTTAAGAGATAAAAAATTAGCTGACTCTTACAAAGCGTTAGAGATTATACACGATACTTATGGAAGAATTATTGGTAATGACGCTATACAATTAAGACAAAGATTAGAACAAATGTTAAAACAAGATTTAAAAAGAAAAATCCTAAATTGGGATGAAGTTTGGAGTACACTATAATGAGTAGATACAGAGAAACAATGGCTGAGGCTTTAAGAAAAGTTTACGAAGATGGCCACGAAGATGTATCATCTTCAAAAAGAATGTGTCAGACTATTGTAGAAGACGCAACACAAATTAGAACAAAATTAGATTCAATGTCTGCTGAAGACAAATTAGATACTTGGTGGACTAATAAGTTGGCTAAATCTGCTGACAACCTAAACTCTGCTAGAGATTACATTATGAATCCTATTGAAGAAGAATTACAAGAAAGAACATATGACCCTATACAATTTGGTCCTGATAAAGTCGCTAAAGCAATGGCTATCGCTACAAAAAGCTCAGGTCAATATAGTGTTGCTGTAAGAGATATAGAAAAAATTGCTAGAAATTTATCTAAAGTATCTACAATAGCTAGAGAATTAAAAAAACAAAATGAAGAAGTTGAATTAGACGAAGGCAGAATGAAAACTATCTATACAATGCAACAAGACGGCAAATCAGCGGCTGAGATTGCTAAGTATATGAAATTGCCTGTAAAAACTATTAAAGATATTTTAGGTGAAGGCGAAGAAATAGAAGAAAGTTTAGATGAGTTTACCTCTGATATGATTAAAAGATTACAAAAATCATATAGTACAATGCCAAAAACAATTTCACCAGAACAAGCTAAAGCTCTTTCAAAACATTTAGATAGACTTGACTTGGCTTCATTAAAACAATTAACTAAAGCAAAAATACCATTTGTTACAACACTTGCTAGAAACAAAGTTTATAAGAAGACAGGTAAGTTTGAAGAAGTTGAACAACCAGAAAAAGAAAAAAAAGAAGCAGATAATAAAGAGTCAGTTATAGCAGCTTTAAAAGATCAGATTTCTATGTTAAAACAAAAATTAGAAAATGAAAAAAACAAAGCTGTAAAACCTGAACCTAATCCAGACACAGGCGAAGTACCATTAACTATCGGTTTAGCAAACAAATTGTTAAAAGATAAAGAGAAAAAAGAAAAAAAAGATGTACAAGAAGCTGACTTATCAAAGCCACAAATTAAAAAAGTACATAAGATGGCTGATGAGTTACCTAAAAAAGATTTCAAAGACCGTTATGGTAAAGAGAAAGGTGACGCTGTAAGATATGCTACAGCAACTAACATAGTAAAGAAAAAACTAGGTATAGAAGAAAATCAAGCTGATATGATGTTTAAAAAATTGTCTCAAAAAGCACAAACATACGTGAATGAATTATTAAGAAGTGGTATGGGTACTATGGAGGCAATAACAAAAGCAAAAGAAAAATTTAACGAGGGCGATATGAAGAACGAAGAAATGCGATTAAGAGTAGAGTCAATGGCTGCTCTAAAAAAGAAGGCAGACAAATCAGGTATGCCTTATTCAATATTAAAGAAAGTCTTTGACAGAGGTATGGCCGCTTGGAAAGGTGGACATAGACCAGGTGCTAGTCAGCACCAATGGGCATATGCTAGAGTAAACAGTTTCGTAACTAAATCATCAGGAACTTGGGGTGGTGCTGATAAAGATTTAGCTAAACAAGTAAGAGGAAGTAAGTAATGACAAATTATTTAAAACACAAACCAGGTAGTATTGAAGAAATAACTGCTAAAATGAAACCTGAAGATTCAGATTATCAGGCTAAATTTAAAAAAGAACTTGAAAAAGCTGGTAAAGGTATTGGTTCAATGTCACCTAAAGAAAAAAAAGATTTCTTTAATAAGATTGACAAAATGCACAAAGGTAAGAACGAGGCTAAAGTTGATGAATTAACTTCAGCACAAAAGAAATTACCACCTGCTTTACAAAAAGCAATTAAAGCAAAAGAAAAAAACGAAGACCTAGATTCAAAAGATGAGCCGTCTGTAAAAGATGTTGCTAATCAATTGAAGAAGGCTGTAAAAGCACACGGTCAACAAGCAAAAGATTTAGAAAAGGCTATAAAGACAGAGGCTGATTCTAAAGGTGATGACATCAATCAAGGTAAAATGGATAGAGTTAAAAAAGGTGAGAAAGACCTAGTTGACCCTAAACCATCTCTAAAATCTGTGGCTAAAACGGTCAAAGAGATGATGAGAAAAAAGAAAGATGATGTTGCTACTATGGCTGATACTGAAAAAGAAAAAGAAGCTAAGAAAACAACACTTGTCGGTTCTAAAAAAACACCAATTGATCTAAAACCCGAAGTAGAATACAAAAACTAGTCTTTGTTCTCTGTTTGTTCTCTTGCCATTTTGGCAGGATATGATATAGTAAAGGCAAGAAAACACTATGAAACAACTACCTAGAATCTATTGTGATATGGACGGTGTTCTTTGTGACTTCAAAAAACACGCTGAAAAAGAGACTGGTGTATCAATAGCCAAATGGTCTAACTTATCAAAGACTGATAAGTGGGGGCCAATCAAAGAAAATAGATATTTCTGGTCAACTATGCCTTGGATGACTGGTGGTAAACAATTGTGGAACTTTATATCAATGTATAAACCACATATATTATCAGCATATGTAGAGGAAAGCTTTGATCCTAATTGTATACCAGGTAAGACAAAGTGGTTAAAGACAAATGTACAGGTTCCAACAGATAGAGTTAATCTGGTAAGACGAGTACAAAAACAAAATTTTGCTAATAAAAATTCAATACTTATTGACGATTATAATAAGAATATAAGCGACTTCAAAAAACGAGGTGGTATTGGTATTTACCATACATCCACATCAAATACCATTAGAGAACTTAAAAAACTAGGTTTCTAATACTCTCCATTATAAATATTCCAATATATCAACAAATTGAGTACCTTAACAATTTAACAAGGGAGAGAATAATATGTCAAGTTGGGCAAAATCAGACGCTCACGGTAGCGCACCTTTATGGGCGTTAGCAAGAGTAAAAAAAGCACCTATCTCAGGTAATATGGGAGCGGCTGCTTCAGGTAAGCTATTTAATAACGCTAGTGCTAACAACCTTATAACAGGTGTTACAATAGGTTTATTTAATGTAGCTGCTGGCGAAAGATTTTCAGGCTGTCACCAAGGTTGGGTTTTAAAAACAACTGGTTCTGGTGGTAGAGCAAGTAGAATTACTGGCGAAACACTTGTTTGTATGACAAGCAATACTGGAAGTTAATAATTAATTAAATATAGGCGGCTTTTATGGTCGCCTATATACTATATGAATAAATTGATCTAGGCAAATACCTAGAGTAGCATTCCCGAAAGGGTTAACAGG